GTGTTAATTGAAGTAGAGATATGAGCACCGTTGATTGTGCCGCCTGTAGCGCCGTTAGCACCCGTTACTCGGGTCAAAGCACGAAATGTTTCGCCTGAACCTGTAGAGGTAAAAGTCAACCGGTTATACGACAAACGTGTATCGCCAGTGGTGGCAGATGTCGTAGCGTAAGATTCAGAAATATTGCCAGCAGTTGTTACTGCAATGGGGGAGGTTGCTGTGCCGCCGATAAAACCGTTTAACGATTTGACTGGGCCGGAGAATGTGGTCAATGCCATGATTTTTCCTTACATACAAGTTAAGTGCATTAGTCTGTATGTCGTCAGCCGGGACTGTCTAATGCACCGGAAAACCCCGGAATAGTTTGCAATATACACGAAAAGAAAAAGAGGCACAAGGCCTCTTTTTTATTTTCATTAGGCTCCGGGTGAACCGAAAATACCTAAAGGATCAGACACGCCGAAGCTGTAACGCTCACGGGCTTTATAACGAACGTTACCTGTGTCAAAGTCGCCGTCCATGCTGTTAGACAAGGGTGAACGAACAAAGTGCTTCAGGCCGTTAGGTACGTCTGTAGTCAAGAACCAAGCATTGGTGTCAGTCAAATAGTGGTTAACGCAGTAACCTTCAGAGATTGAACCATTGTTCTTCAATGCATTGATATCATTGTCGGCTGTAGAAACGCGAAGTTCGGTTTCGAGCAAACGTGTAGCAACGAATTGCAGTGCTGGTGGAATGACCAATTTCTTGGGCTTAGCAGCGATCAACAAGCCACGCTCGTCTGTCCAAGCAGCGATCTGAATAACAGCGTTTTCCAACGATGTTTCATTCAAGTCAGCCGCAGTGGAAGGAGTGTTGCTGTTAACACCACCGGAAACCAAGGGGTGCTGTGTTGAGAACAGAACTTGACCGTCACCATAAGTGGGGCCACCGGCAAAGCCGTTGTTCAACACAAAAGCGGCCTTAACCTGCTTGGTGTAAGCCATACCACGGGCCAAAGCCTTGGTATAACGTGAAGACAAAGAGTCATACAAGTTATCTTCCACAGCTTCCTCTGTGATGGAGAAGCCCATCGCAATGGTTTCGTGGGTGTAACGTGCAGTCCATGCTTCTTGCGCATTGTCATAAGCGATGGCTGAACCCTCGTTTTTGACTGGTGCTTGACCGAAGCCAGACAGCTTTGTCTCTTCTTCAAAGCTACGTTCAGATGTCTCTGTTTCGTAGATCTCTTTGTGCTCTTCGCCGTATTTAGCGTACTCCAGACCAAACAATGCGTTCAGACCGGGGAGCAACTCTTTAAGTAGTTGTGCGCGTGAAATAGCCATGATTTAGCTCCTTAGATGCCAACGGCGTTAGTGAAAGCGGAAGCGCCGGGATTAAACTTAACAAACACTTCAGTGTAAGTATCAGTCAATGGGGAAGCGAAACCGATGATCTTAAACGCAGCGGCAGTAGTAACTACTGTGCTTTCCAAGGCGCTTGTAGAGTTACCTGTACGGGTGTTACCTGTAGAAGTAGACTGCACAGCAGCAAAGAAGGTGTTTGCGCCAAGAGCGGCCTGAGTTACTTGACCATCCAACTGAGCTTGGAAAGTAACGTTAGGGTCAGTGATTACGTACGCAGTCACCACGCCGGTTGTGCCGGAGGGGTAGTACTGACCGTAAATCTGCTGGCCTTGTGCATTGATGTAGGATGCGCCTACAAAAACGCCCCAAGCACCCAAAGTGTTGCCACCGAGGTTGTTGGTAGTCAAGTCTGCGCCGGTAGCGGTAGACAAAGCGATATAACCGTCTGCATTGATGATAACAACTTGTCCAAAGAACAAGTTAGAACCAAGACCTGCTGGGTCAATCAAGAACTGACTCGTAGCGCCAGCATAAGGCATGCCGTCGTTACGGTTAATGGCTCGAAGGCCATAGGGGGTATTGGTCATTGACATTTAAGTCTCCAAAAAAATTTAAGTACCTTTTCCGAAAACTGATCCCTTAGTCACTGTCGTGCGTTTATCGCTAAACAATGGCATACGAGCGTCATTTTCGCGCATGAAGCTGTTGTCTACTGATTGCATCTGCGATTCAGCCATATTACGGTAGTACGCAGAGCGTTGATCAATAAACTCAGCAGGTGTTTTACAAAGGATAAGTCCACCGACTTCAATCGCATCTTTAAACCGAGAATTTGGATCGGCAAATGTGTGCGCTTCAGGGTGATCAGAAGCCTTTACGGGCTCCCATCCTTCACGAAGTTTTGCGGAAATATTTCTAGCGTCACCCACACCACCCATGCTGGTGCGAATCCATCTCATAGCGTAGCCGGGCTCCTCATGTACTTCGGGGAGAAGTTGAGGCGGAGTCCACTTTGCAGCAGGTCTGCTCTCTTTTTCACGAGTTTCAAGTTCACGCTTCAATCGATTTTGTTCAGCCATTTTTATTTCCTCATTTCTTCTGCGACCTTACGGGCGTACAGTTCCAAGGGAACTCCCAACCGTTTAGCCAGTTGTACCTGCGTTGCATTCAGCACGATTTTTCTAGGTGCAGTGCTGCGCGTTGCTGGTGCAACAACATTTGCTTTTGGCGAGCGCTGAGATGTTTGTGCATCAGCGGATTCCTCAGAGGCAAACCTCTCTGGGAATACTTGGCGGATCCTGCCATTGAGTCTACGGTAATACTCGTCTGACTTAGGATCAACACCATCCTCTACGACCAGCTTCTCATGCAACGCAAGCGCGTAGCCAGTCATTTCACGGTCTTTCCCAAACCAGCCATTCCGGGCTTGCCAGTCAGCTGCTCTAGGGTCAACCGCGTTTGCTTGCGCGATTTGTTGAGTTTGTACATCAGATTTATTATCTTGTAAAGGGGCAGGCTTAAAATTATTTACTCGCTCAGCTTTGATCTTGGCAGAAGTTAGTTTGTCCTGCGCTGCAACCAAAGCATCTGAGTCCCCAGCCTCATAAGCACTCTTGTAATCTCGTTTAGCTTCTTCTACCTCTGCTGAAACAGTCCGTTTGGCCTGCTCCAATAGAGCTTCTTGGCTAGTACTGAGCGTACCTTTAAGCTTTCTATTCTCTTCAACAATTGACTGCGCCAGACGCAAAGCTTCGTCTTTTTCACGAAATGCCGCTTCTTTGGCTCGTCTCTCGTCATGATACCCGCGACCTAATTTAGACAGTCGCTCTTTAAGCTTGACATCAGTATATTTGTCAAGTTCTTCTTCGGTGACTTCTTCAGGTGGCGTATCCAGTGGTTCCCCACGGTTTCTGTCTGCTATTGGGGTATCGTCTACAACCTCAATGTCGTATTCTTCAGACTTTCCCTTTAGAGCTTCGTTAGCCTTCGACTCGGCTTCCTCTTTCTCATCAGGAAATACAAACTCAGTTTTTTCAAAATTAGCCATGATTTCTCCTTATGGGCGTTGAATACCGCGAGGGTCTTGGACAACCGCTTGAATAGAGTCATCATTGATCAAACGCCACTCTGTACCGTGTATTTTCATACGGGTGCCAGTATTGGGGCGGGTGATAATGAAATCTCCGACTTTACATGCGGGCCCAGAGGGAAACCTCTTCTCATCTTTAAATGCATCTGGCCCTATTTTGGCTACGAATAACACGGGGGAAAGAAGCTCCTCGTGATACATGGCAGTAGCGGATTTAAGGATACCGGACTCACTAAATTCTTCTTCTGCTCTGGGAAGCATGCAAAGAATATGAAAAGTAGCAGGATCAGGAACCTGCTTAGCTTTCTCTTCAGCCGTCGCGGGAAGTACAGTGGCTGTGGCACCGTCTTGGCTTACGAGTATTTCACTCATCGTTTAGTCTTTCTATACGTTGTTTGAGGTCTTGAAGGTTGTAATTGGCGTGGTCAAGACCTCTAATAACCCCTACCAATTCTCGATACTCTGCGTAGTCTTTGACTCCGCCAGTAGCAAGTTTGTCTATCGCCTGTTGGCGAAATTCGTCATTCTGCTTCTTAAGCAGTTCTATTTCGTTCATCTGACACCCCCGGATTGTGGTTTAGTAATGTTCTTGACTAGATCAGCTTTAAGCTTCTGAGTAGTCTGACGCTCTTGCGAGGTCACACGTTGCTGCTCTTTCTGCATGTCCATCATGATGCGTTGAGCCTCAAGCTTGAGCTTTTCTTGAGCCAACTGGATGTCAGCCTGAGTTTTCTGCGCACGGGTCTGTGCTTCTTGTGCCTTGATCTGCAACTCGGCCTGCTGCATCTGAATAAGCGGGTCTTGCTGCATCTGCTGGTTCTTCTTATCCTGCATCTGAGCCATGTTCTGCTGAAGCAACTGGACTGATGCTTGCGCCACAAGCTGAGACAACTGAACTTCAACTTCTTCAGGAAGTTTCTCGTTAGGTGGTGGGAGTGGTACGCCCAACTGTTCTTCAATCTTACGGCGATACGCAAACGCCAAATGCTCTGCAATGTGAGCCATAATCGCCCCCATCATCTGCTGAGCCGCAGGGTTCTGACCCATCGTCTGCATGATCATTGGATCCTGCATAAACGTTGTATGAGCCGCGATGTGTGCGTCATGATCCTGATAGATAAACGCCTTCGTAGGCTCTCCGCGCAAGAACGCCATGTTCTCACTTATCGGATCACGCGGTGTCATGTCGTCATCTATCGGCACAAGCTTCTCAGCATTCTTCACACCCAGTACTTCAATCATTTGCCTATGCAAAATTGGAAGGTCGTAAATCTGAGGTGCTTGTTGAGCCAACTGCATTACAGCCTGATACTGCATGATGCGTTGGGCCATCGTAGAGCTGTTGGGATCACTGACAGGTATAACTTCAACCATGTCGTAATCTGCTTGCATTGCCTCTGGATTACCGGCTACTGGGTCGTAGTCGTAGCTTGCGGGCGCGTGATCTCTAATGATGTTTTTAAGGAGCTTGAACTCCTCTTTCATTGAGTTGTGAACACGGGCTTGCACCGCACCCATGATCTTAAGCTGCCGCTCTAAGAGAGCAAGCGTTGTACCCACAGGAGCCTGCGCACTCATATCACTGACCTTCATGTCAGCAATAGAACCAAGGCGACGGCCTTCTTCTGTGATCTGGTTCAGTAGCGCCGCCAATACCTGTGATGGCTCCTTGTACGGGAGCATCATAATGTTGTCTTTTATCGAGCCGCTTGGTACGTCTACGTCTCTAAATTCACCCGGTGCAATCGGTGTATCGTCACCCTTTACACGCAGACCGCGTGACTTCATCCCGCCGGGTAAGTTGCTAAGAGTACCTGCATCAATAAGTTGCCTGATAAGAGAAGTGCCAGCGCGAGCATAACCACCAATGATATGGATAAGACCCATGCCATAAGCACCAAAGCCCGGTACATAATCGTACTGAACCAAGTGCTGACGTTTTGCATAAGTTTCATCATCCTCTTCATAGTTTCTATAAATAGCTAAAACTTTATTTGTACCGCGATCAATCGCAATAATGTAAGGCAGGGCAATGTCATCTTCCTGCTCGTAACCTTTTAGGTTCCAATCAACTTGAATTTCAGCAATCTGATAGCGGTCATCTTCATTGACTGAATAGCCCTGCTCTTCAGCTTTTTTCTTCTCGACATCAGTATGAATCTGAACAGGCTCGCCCAAATCAACATCACGATAAAAACCGTTGACTTGTAGCTTTTTTACATCATTCTTTGTCTTGCGCATCAAGTGCGTCACACGCTCAGCAGTACGGGCGCCGCTTGAGCCATAGGGAATAATCACATCTTCAGCAGGAACAAAGAGTGACACTTGGCGACGCAGACCCGGGTCGTAGTACACCTTTTTAAATGCTGAACCAGCAAGCCCCAAATTAAACAGCATGCGTTCATGCTCTGGTCTGTACTCGGGCATCTGCTCAGTCAGGCGGTAGTTCATGTCCTCTCTAACGCGAGCCGCTGCCTCCTCCTTAAGACGGTCAATCGCACCGATGATCTCCGTTTTAACTGGGCCTTGAGAAGGGAACGTTTCAGTGATAGTCTCGCTCTGGAAGCGGATTGCGGCCTCAGTAAGAACGGTTGAAAATACTCCACAAGCCCCATTCCAAGGTTCCGTTCTCTCCTCATACTTCATCCCTAATACTTCAAGACCTTTGACGTACGTCTCAGTCCAGTCTTTGCGAGAGTTAATGTCGGCATCGACATACTCCATGAGTTCAGATGCAAGATTAGCCAACTCGCTGTCATCCATGTCTTCAGCCAAGTTCCTACTGAACTCGTCATTGACTTCTTTACCCGGCTCAATCGTAATCTCCATAGAGCCATCAGCTAGTGTCACCGAATCAGGATTCTCAATCTCAATTTCAAGATCAGGCTCACCTAAGTCCATTAATTCTGGAAGTCCACCGTCAGTGGAGTAAAGAGCTTTGTCAATGTTGCTGGTAGCCATATCTGTCCTTAATAGTACGCCGCTGTTCTACGGCGAAAGTATTTGATTTCTTCGGGTTCATCATTCGGAAGTCTGATAAATCCACCCTGTCTAAACCGCATCAATGCTTGAGTTGTTGAGTCAACCAAGTCATCATTAGTGCCAGACGGGAAGTCATTGCATTCCTCAATAACTTCTTTTGCCCATCTGCGGTCTGGTGCCCATACTATGCCAGACGATAACAAGTCCGACACTGCGTTCACACGCGCTATTTTGTCCTGTCCTTTGCCCGGAGTAAACTCCCCCACGGGAACACCCATGCGGCGAAGCTCCTGATACAGCGCTGCTCCGTTGGATTTCTTCTCCACAACAAACGCATCAGGCTCCCACTCTTTGTACTCTTCTAGCACAAGTTTCTTCAAATCCGGGAACTCCATCCTCTTCTTGATTGCATTAAGTAAGATGATGTTGTAGTTGTTTGTCTCTTCATTGAAGAACACACCCCACGTTGTCAGTGCGTTGTAGTCAGCCCTGTTGTTGGTCTCCTGCGCCGCATCAAGACTCATGATGGTGAATTCGCAGTGAGGAGGATCGTCTTTATCCCATATTTGCCACCACTCTCGCTTAAGTAACGCACCTTCTTCCGAGACAGGATTCTGCATGTACTGGGCTTGCCAGTAGCGGGGATCCATACCTGCTTTTTTACCCAGTAGTTCTTCCAGCGACCAGAAGTCCCCCCATAGGGGTTTCTCGTTGAGGATGGCAGGGAACTCGACAATCTCCCACTGATCTACATCTTCTTCTTTGCCCATCTGGTTGACAATCATACCTGTCAAGTCCAGTTTACTCCACCTCGTCATCACGATAATGATAGAGCCACCCGGCATAAGACGCTGGAGAGGGCCAGACTGAAACCACTCCCAAGCAGGAAGGAAAACGTCCGGTCTCCCAGTCTTAGCATCTTGTTCCGAATGAGGGTCGTCAATGATAAATAAATCAGCGCCACGACCAGCAAGAGCACCTCCGACACCAATAGCAAAGTATTCTCCTTGGAAATTAGTGCCCCAACGTGAGGCTGATTTGGAATCTGACTGCAATTCAACCTGCGGAAAGATGTCTTTATAGGGATCAGAACCCACCAAATTACGCACTCTACGGCCAAAATTGACCGCCAAATCCGCTGTGTGGGAGGCCATAATGACCTTTTTATGAGGGTATTTACCTAGAAACCATGCAGGTGCAAGGTAAGAAATCATCTCAGACTTGCCGTGACGGGGGGCAATATTGACGATTACACGCCTTTTCTTGCCATTTGCTATGTCTTCAAAGATTTTGGCCAGTCTTCTGTGGTGTGGGCCTACTTTATAGCCCGGATATACGTGATCTATGAAGGTTAGGAAGTCGCTTGTGCCCACTTCTTGTACAGAATTGCTGTCATAGATCTTCAAAAGCTCTAAATTACGGCGTTTTTCCTCTTCTGCCATGAATGGCAGGCTGTCCCGAATGATTTTTAACTGTTCAGGCGTGATTTTCATCGTTTACAACCTTGGCCTGAACGTCAACTGTGCGTTTTTCCAACCTTTGTAGGGTTGCAAGTAGCTCATTCTCCACTTCTTCAAGGGATTGGTGCTTGATTGTGACTTCTGAGCGTTTCTTAAACGCATCAACGCCATCAACTTCTCCCAAAGCCTTGACCGCAGCTATCCTGTACTTGGGATCTGGGTTGTCAGTGTCTTGTAAGAGTTTGTTTACGACGTACTTCTTTAGGTCTGCAAGTTCCCGCACGACCATGTAGTCATACTGAGCCACCATACCTGCTAAATAGGCAATCGTCTCATTGGGATACTGCGCCAAATTCATGTCAGTCTTGTTTGCAATGACTTGTTCAGCTAATTGTAAAGCCTGACCCCGGTGTTCTTGTGTGGGGGTAAGGGGTTGCCCTGTTATATCCGACAACATCTTGGCAGTTCTAGCCATCATGTCTAGCTCTTCCTTTGGGGAAAGCTCGGGCATAGCCTCAGTAGCCGAGGCTGGCAATGGCACGTTTTCTTCAACGTCAGGTATGTTTTCTAGCATAGGAGGAAAGTGGCACTCCGTTAATGTTTTTTAAATATACCACATATTTGTAAAGGGTGGTAGGAATCCTATAGGGGGGTGTTTTCTGTAAAAACTTGACAGCCAACAGTACGGAGAAAAGGAAGGGGTGGGGGTGTCTGAAAGACTTAGGAAAATGTGTGGTAATTTGTGCAAGTCTTAGTGTATAGGGGGCGATGGAACCAGCTCGCAGGATTGGGGGGGCCGGTATAGGTGGGGTCAAGCCGTCAGGATTTGCAAATGCCGTACCCCATCAGCTATAACTATATCAATGCAGAGCAATAGTGCAATGCAGATTAGGAGAATCAAATGATCAAATCATTATGGGTTTGGTTGACTCACTACAAAGTGATCATCCAGTGGGACGACAAGACATTCGTGCATTATGCATACACGATGAACGAGGCGCTCAGTTGGGCGGCTCAGTACAAGCTGACGCACACTGTAGTGCTGATCGGCATCAGAGGCAAGCTAGTCGCGGCTCGCGGCGAGTGGTAACGCGAGGGGCTTCGGCCCCTCTTCTTTAACTTAGGAGAATGACATGAAAACATTAGGTGAACTTTTGCGTGACAAGATCAACGCATCGATTGAAAAGCGCCAGCAACTTGAGCGTGACTTCTGGGATGCCTGCTATCACGTATATGGGACATATCGCCCACAATGGCTTAGCATCCACGATTGGTCTGATGAACAACTAATCGCACGGACTAAGGAAATGGGACAGAAAGCGTGCATGACAGTAGGTCAGACGAATATATGGCGAGCTCATGTGCAACGCGCAACGTTCTGCGCAAAGCTTGATGGGTTTGAGTTTAGTAGATTGCGGAGTGATTACTTCAGACGGTGACGAGAGGAGGCTTCGGCCTCCTCTTTTTTTGTGCCCCGAGAATTGATACCAGTTATTTGTCGCCGCGCGAAGGCGTGTGCGTGCCTGACCTCTAGGTTATAAATTCACCTATCCGTGAAAACTTGCTTAGCGGATAGGATATCAGGCATAACTCTATTGTCAGGACAGCAATTCGGTTGATCTGACATTTTCAAAATTGCTTTTTAATGGAGAGACACAATGTCTAAAGCAAATTCCCCCGTAGTACCCGCTGAAATCGTTATCAACTCATTCAAGGATGCGGGTTATCAATCCGCCCTTTCGGGTGAACGTATGACGAACGTCGCATCGTTCGTTATCAGCAAGTGCCCTGATTTTCTGAATTCGTATTCTGACGAAGTTGGTGCAGAATTGAAATCAGGATGGGCGCTTCGTTGGCAAGAGTTGCACCCTGCTGTAACTTACTCTGACGAATGGATACCAAACCCGAAGGGCATGCACAATGTCAGTCTGGCGTTTTGCTTGTCTTACAGTCAGCAAGCCTTCGGTCAGATCAAGACTGACAATCCAGTCAAGCATGGCGTGATCAAGGGCATACGCGACGATTTCAGCAAGTATGTCAGCAATCGAATGTCAGACTTGAAACGTGCTGTCCGCAAAGAGTTGGATAAGGGAAAGGTCAGAGAGCGCATCCAAGCCAAGGTTTGGACAGACTTTGAGAAAGACACTTTCGACGGCATGAAAGCCCGATGCAAGACTGCACTGGCACGCAATGACGCCACTGCACCAACCGAGGTTAAATTGCGCATGGCAATCGACGCCTTCAAGACTGCGCTGAACAAGTAACCCGCCAAACCCCGCCAGATCGAAAGGTCTGGCGGGGTTTTTTTTCGTCTCGACCCTACGAGACCAGTTACTTGTCGTCGCGTGTGTGAGCGAGCGTGTGCGTGGGCAAGGCTCTAACTTAGTCGTTCAGGGGTTAGTGAAATTATTCCAATGTTCCAATGTAATTCCAACACAACTGGAACTGAGCTGGAACTTTGGAATTCCAAATCTGAAACTAGGGTTACTACCTAGAAATTCCACTTATTTGTAAAGTAGTTCCAAAACTGGAACTGAAATTGGAACCGTGCAAGTCCTTGTTTTATAAGGCTTTTTTGGCAAATCATGGCTAAAAATTCCAAAATTCCAGTTTGCGTGGAGGAGAGCCGACATCTTAGAGTTATTCACGTTCGCTTCTCTTCATCAGCTAGTGCAACATCATGCAACAAATTACTTTACTCCCCTGTTTTTTCAACCTCCTCGTTCTTTCCACATCGCCTTGGAATTTTGGAATTTTGGAATTTGCACTTTTTACATCAGCACTCTTTTTTTAAAAAGAATACTATTATATCTATATATATACTATATAAGTATAGTTAGCCCTGTGAAACCTATCCCAAATAAATTCCAACCATTTTCCAAATTCCAACGCCACTTTACAAAAGCCCATTTCAATTCCAAAAACCCCACATCAAAATAGTTGACCCAAACACTTCTTGTAATCAGGTATACATGTTATAATGGAAGTTCGGTGGGTGATTAGACTCATCGAACCCCTGTTTAGTCATTCAGGGGGTAGTGAAAAAATTCTAGGAGAAAGCAATGAAAGTTCACTTTTTGGTCAATCCCACAAATCGGGAGCAACACCAATACCTGCCCCGCAAGATGCGTAAAGCATTGCGCGTTACAACCCCACGGACTGTGCGTCAGTCTGCGACTCAGCTAGATGCTGACAAGGTGGTGTCTGATTGGTTAGCCATTCACGACCCCCTGAACGACAGAGACTATCTCTGCACAAACACGACCGACCCCGCATTCGACTTTGACGAGTTCAAGGATATCGACAACGAGTACGAGGGTCTATCAATAGTCAGCATGGGCAAAGACACAAGACGCTGGCTCAAAGGCTACAACATCCTGTAAACAATCAACAAAGGAAACATCATGGGAATCAAGTATTACCCGATGGTGTGGATACTTTGGGGAAACGATAGTGTCAGCAGTAAGGTGAAACTATCCGATAAACAAGGTGTCCACATTGTCGAGTTGTTTGCTCACAAGATAGACGCAGAGGAGTACATGCGTACATGCAAAGAGGATGACGTTTATGGTCATTATTGGATACAAGAAAAGGAGGTGTTCCAATGAAAGTTCGAGACATACGCAAGAGAGCCAAGAGCAAGTACCAATCCAATGGTGCGTTCAAGTTCTTGAGGATGAGTCAAACCAAGCGATGCCGTATCTACCAACAAGGATGTTGGCATTGTGACTTTTGGCACTTCTATGATACTAACAAGCGATTCCCTACATGGTGGGAAATGACAGATGAAGGAGTAGTGAAATGAAAGTTATCAGAACAACCGAGGGCTACATGGTAGAGCAAGATGATGGCGACTACCTGTGCGATGCGCATGGTGACAATACATGGGAGACAAGGGCAGAAGCCGATGAGGTCATGGCGTTGCGATTAGGCTATGAACACTTCATTCAAGTCCGTGTAACGGATGTATATGGGAAACGAGTGGTCTATCCCGTGTGTGACAAGGCGAAGGTGTTTGCATCCATTGCAGATACCAAGACCCTGACCGAGACAACTCTCAGGTGTATACGCAAGCTTGGGTATGAGATTCATCCTGTACCGCAAGAGCCTTTAACACTAGACCTATGACTCAACAAAGTTGGGGTATATCCCTATGTTTATTTGTAAAGTTATGGTATAATGTAATTTGAGTGGGGAAGTTCTCTACTCAATAGTCTAAGTTAGTCATTCACCGATGGGTGAAATTTACAGTAAGGAGTTAGTTATGGGACAGTTCAAACAAATCAGCGTTATCCTCGATCAGATCGCAGAGGATTCCAATGTGCATCCATCCATCCGCGAGGCGATGCGCGATCTTGTCGTAAACAAGACAATACAGTCTCAGCCTATCGTGGAAGTCTATGTTCTCCTGTGCGATGGCGTGGTGACAGACGTGTTCACCGACAAGGCAATGGCAGAGTACGACTTGCACATCTGTCAAATGGAGGACAACGAGGAAGGTCTAGCACATGACTGGACATTGCTTACTCGACAACTCAACACCTCAACGCTGTGACACCTAGTTGTTCAGTCTGTGGTGAAACTTACTCTGCACTACGTCATCGTATGGGATATACATTGTGTATGCCATGCGGTGAATCACACGCACGTTCTGTGAAACACACAATCGTGCCGATGCCCAAGTCCAACTACATAGTTGTGACTGATCGTTCCTTGTTACTTAACCTTAACTCATCTCATAAAGGGAGTCGTTGAAATGAACTTTGAATTACAACAACCAAACCAAGTGATCTCACTTGCGACATCTGCGCTCATTGTTAACGTGGATGTGAACGTGTGGACTGCGACCAAGCAAGACCGCGCTATCTCAGACGAGGTTACATCTTCTAAGAATGCATCCTCTGAGGCAGGTAAGTTCACCAAGAACTTGCTCGCTAACTCGCCCGACCACAAAGCCCTCCTTAACTATCGGCAGACCGTCTATAACTGGCTTCAGCGTTGCACCTACGATTGGGCGGGAGCG